ATTGTTAGGACTTGACGGGCCACGTGCATCATTTTTATAGATAAACCCAAGCTGGTTACCAGGTGTAGGTTCTTCTTCGTAAATTGCTTCTTTACCTAAGAACGATGTGCTTACTAATTCAAACGCCATTCTACGACCAGCAACTGTTTTCACGAATGTGTAGATAGGAACATCTCTTGATGTTGTTCTAAATCTATACTGATCTGTTTGGATACCGTCAATGAATGCTGTTCCTTGGCTACGACCAAATTCTGTGTTATCAGCCATTGCTGCATTTAAGACTAATAAGAATTGTTCGTTCCAGTTAGTGTTTGTTGGGTCATTCCAGATGATTACTTGTTGAGCTAGATTTTTTCCGTTACCATCGACAATATCTTCAGTTGTACTGATTGTATCAAACTTCAATAATCCTTCAGCGGCGATGTTACGTTTAGCATTATAGCTTAACATACGTGCTAGGCGCAGAATATTTTCTTTACGCTCGGCTAGTTCAATGAAGTTTTCTCTACTTGCTAGATCAATACGGAAACTTAAACTTTGACCTAAAAATGCAATAGCATCGATTAAGGCAAGGTATTCACTAGATTCAATATAATCATTAAAATCTTCTGGATAATTTTCTCTAATGTAATCAATGATTACACGGCGAAGGTTTTCAAAATCGTAGCTTTTGAAGTCAGCATTCTTAAATGTCTGATAGATTCTTTTCCAATCTTCGTTTAGAATTAAATTATTTTGTCTAGTTGTAGCGGTCATTTTACCTTCCTATTCTATATTTATCGCGGAAAATAAACTGCTTAGTTAATTGTACGATTGCTTTTATCGAACTCTAATTTAAGTTTTTCATTTAAATTAAAAGGCAAGTATATTAATTCAGCTTCTATTCGTATTCCTTGGTCTGTACTATCTACAATAACTGCATTTACAGCAATGCGAGGGTCATAGTTAATGATTGTTTCAACATCGCTTGCGATCATTTTTTTAACGTCTTCTGTGAATGGCTCAAACAACAGATCCCAGATGACTGTTCCGAAATCCGGATTTTCTAGTTTTTCGCCTTTACGGATATAAAAATGATTTATTAAATCTTGTTTAACTAGGTCAATATCAAATAGTTTAAATTGACTTTTAGTCTGTAAGGAATTAAACCCTTTATATGTAAAAGCTGTAGAACCCTGCGCCCCTACAGATGCAGTATTTGTTGCGACGGTTTTTTGATTGTATAGTGTTGCCATTATGGTATATCCCTATCTGTGTTTTCCGGTGTGTAGAATGTAGGAGCAAAATTTTCATGCTGCGGCCATGGTTCGTGCATCGGAATACGTTTCATAATACTCTTTAACGGAACAGATTTTAGATATTTTGTTTTTGCCCAATCTAGTTTACCGTCTGTTTCGAGATTTTCATTTAAAGTTAATATCACTGCTTTAGTAGCGGTTGCTGCGGCTGGACCGTTCATGTCAATCCTTCCAGCTGTTTCATAGTGATGCGCACTTCTAATACTAGTATTTGCTGTTGATGTTAAGTTAAGATTGCCTGTGGCATTTACATGAACTGCACCCCTGGTAGTTAGAAATCCGTTGCCATCGACTACAAATTCTAAATTCTTTTTTACATCGGCATGCAGGTTTCCGGTAACAGTTCTCATGTTTATATTGCGGCCTGCTTCCATATTAATGTCGCGATCTGCACGAATGTTAAGATCATTTTTAGTATGCAAACTAATGCTGTCTTCTGCGTAGATGTCTATTTTTCCATTGCTGGTTAATTCAATCCAAGTAGTTCCTCGAGCATTTCCGATATAGATTAAATCTTCTGAATTATGTAAAAGTATCTGATGTCCAGTTCTGGTACGAACTCTAAAGTATTCATTGTATGGAATATTAGCTTCACCTTTTTCTCCGGCTAGTACATCGGCATATTCAACTCCGCCTTTACTAGCAGGTTTTTTGCGCTGATACTGATCATCACCGTCGTCGAATACTAGTTGTGTTCCGCCAAGTCTACTTACAGGAACTGGCGTCGGACTATGTGAATCTTTCCTTCCAACATAAGATTTTTTTGCGCCATCACGTTTATCTAAAGGTCCTGGCGTACTGATACCAAATACCATGTTAGGAATATCTCTACGAACTGATGAATTTGTTACTCCGCGAATATCGTCTTCAAGTGTACCTTGTTCTAAAAATCTATCTGCAATGGGGTGGACCGGACGTTTGACTTTGTCAATGCTTGCTCCTTTAGTAAGGTCATTGGCTTTTCTATTAACTTCAGCAACTGGCAATTGTTGACTGGTTGCATATTTTGCCTTATCTGCTGGACTGATATCAACTTGATCAGATCCGCCAATTGCTGGAATCATACTGTTGGCAAATTTAGATGGTATACATCCGATCCAGTATCCTTCAGAAGGATTTCCATCAATGAATAATACCATTACTGTTACACCTACATCTGGGGGACAAAACCACATGCCATAACTTTTTTGTGTGTCGTTATAAGCATCTGCATTACCTTTGTTTGTGCCCATAAATTCGTATGCTGTACTGCCAAAGAAAGGTGTCATATATTTGACCACATAAGTCTGACCTTCATCGCCGACAGTATTGCTTTGGTCTCGTAACAACGTTACTTCGAGACTTGACATAAATGACGGGTCAAGGTGGCTTACTACCTTAGCTAGGTAAGGCCCGTTACCAATGCCTGCTTTGGCCTGGTTTACTTGTTCCGATCGTCTTCCTTCTATTGCCATATATTATCCATAAAAATCGTTAAGGTCGGTTGGTGCTTTAAATCCTTCAGGAGCTTCGCCGCTATCATCAATCGGTGATGTTGGGTCTTTCAATTTACCAGTGATTCCTTTCAATGATACTGGTTTAGCTGCTGGAGGTGTTCCTTGGAAGTCGCTAGCTTGTAATGGTAATCTAATCGCTTTAAGACTTTGTTTAAATGCTCCGTCGTTTACAATATGATCTACTTTAATTACCTTATAAATTCCGCTAAACGGACTGTCTGCTTTGTCAACAAACAAATAATCACCGTTACCTTCTTTTGGTTCAACCGGACTTCTAAATCTTAGATAGACGTAAGTATCTCCGCCTTCAAAATTAATAGAATCATCAGCAGTTTTTAATGCCATAGGTTCTGCGCCGGCAATATATCCGCCAACTCCGCTGTCTGATAACCAGTATGAATCTCCCATGATATCAAAATTTATAGAAATCATATCAGTTTCATTGGAGGTAAAGGCTTTATGAAATTGTTGAGCAATATCCACTGCTGTTGTAATATTTCCTGATCCGCCCATGAGTTTTTTAGCTGCTGCGGTATCTGGCTTAGCCGACGGTGTACCTGTTGGAGAAAACTCTGTTTCTGCTCCAGCAGCTCCTTCACCGATCGATGATCGTTCAATGTCGTCATTACCTGCACTGTTAATATCTTTGTTAGATGTTCTGCCTCCAGTACCGTCTGCAGTTGGAGAAATTCCAGTATAAAAAGCGTTATTAATTTGTATATCAAATTTTAATAAATCGTTATTTTGTCCTGTATAGATATAATCGTACTGCTTAACAATTCTATCTTTTAATGCCTGTTCACCAACTAAGGCTGCACCCGGTGGAGAGAATACTGAGCTGTGTACCATATAAGGCATCACTCTAATAATTAATTTTTTCGCTTTTACATTTCGGACCGTATCGTGTCCAAGTATTTGAACCTGTACATCAATTCTAAACCAAGTAATCATACCGTCGGTCCAGTTTTCTGGTTTTAAATTTTTCTTTGCAAATTCGCTTTCTGTAATAATACTTGTGATAATTTGTGTTATAGAAGTATTTTGAGAATATTGAAATGTTCTCTTTTTAGCATCAACTGATACTTTAGTTGTGTCAACTTTACCTGATTTGGAATCGTAGGCCTGTGAAGCCTTAGGTGCTACATAGTTACCTGCTGAGTCTATTTGAAAATCAAACGATGCATCACCGATCGGGTTAACTGTAAATGACTCTTGAGATAGTACACTCTTTGATGATTTAACTTTTATTGTTCCTACTGACCCAAGAGGAACCACTGCTCCAGCTTCTTCTTGATATTCAACCCCAGGTAATGGGTCTGAAGAAGTTTGTGGAAAATGTATTTCGTACTTGTCAGGTAGCGACCCTGGGTTGCTACCAGCTTGTTTAACCTGATAGGCGTTAAGAGCATTTTGTAAACTACGTTCACCGTCTACTAATACTTCTTTAACGGTAGTCCCTGTTAACGAAATATCAGAATAGACATTATTTGCAATGTCACTAAATGCTGTATGATTCAACGGAACAGCTTCAAATTTATAATTGCTGCCGCCCTCTGTAACTGTAAAATTGGATCTTTTTAATTGCACAGCATAAAATCGTGGAACAACATCTATGTATGAATTACCCTTATCATCAAATCCTACAAATTCTATTTTTAAACAAAACGGTGCATTAAGATAATCTGTTTCGCCTGCCTGGATTGCCGCATACTGAAGACTTTGTAAAAATAATCCCATGCTGTATGGTTCATATACATCAAAACTCATGTTTGTGCTAGTTGAAGTACCGGCATCTGGCGAGGCAGTTACTACTTGAGTCATTTGAAAATTATTGATGAAATACTCAGGAGTACCTGATGAGGTTCTGGCTCTTAGTTCGTCGTATCTACCAGCAGAACTTATTACTACTTGACCTGCACTAAATCCAGTACTTCTATATAAAAAAGGATTGTTAACTTCATCTTTTGATAATGCTGCCAAAGTAAACAAGGTATTATAGGTAGCAAACTTGTCTAATGGATTATCTAAAACTGTATTAAGATTTCTAACACCGGATGGTGTTGCTGCGGTTTTCGCAATATTCACCGATGCGGCGTTGGCCGCTCCGTATGTGGCTGCTACCTCAGCTGCTCTACTTGCTACACCTGTTGGTAACCCTGATGGTACATCTGTTGTTCCAATTAATGTGCCGTCAGGTTTTTTAAGTGTGATTACACCACCGAGATCTCGTGCTGCGGTTACACCATCAGTATAAGTTGTGAGTGTAGTTCCGTCATCAAATATCTGTTTGGTTCCAGTGAGGTAATCTACTGCCACTTTATACTCCTAGATACTTTTCTAAGTTAGCTTTTTTAGGTATGTAAATTTGTACACCCGGAACAAAATCAAAT